GAACGGTGAGTATAAGACTTACTGGGATAAAATATTTATTGATTAATTAAAACAAAGTAAAATGGCTTTAAGCACAACAGATTTAGGAAAAGAAGGTGGTTCAGGACTACCTAAAACAATTGCACCGGGTAACAGCACACTAAAGATTAATAGTGTAGCACTTGAGGATTTTAAGTTTATTCAAAATGCTTATCACTTGGTATTGAATGTAGAGACAGAACCTATTGAAGGTTTTGAAGGTTTCTTGATTGACAAAGACAATGAATCTCTTGGACGTTATGCAGGTCAGATTGGTAGAGTGAAAGCTAGCCAATATGCATTTGCTGATGGTAAAACCAAAACAGGTATTGAGGTTCAGAGAGACAGATCAATCTTAATCTTCCTACAGAAACTCTGTAAGACTTTGGGAATCAATGACTGGTTTGTATCTCAGGATGATGCACATGATACTATTGAGGACTTTGTTGAAGCTTTCAATAGAGACAAGCCTTTTAAAGATAAGTATTTTGATGCCTGTGTAGCAGGTAAAGAATATGAAGGTAAGTCTGGGTATACCAATTACGATATGTGGTTCCCAAGAGATGGTAAAGGAGTGTATGCAATTGCCTCTAAAGGTGGTGCTATTCTTCCATATAATGAGACTGAACACCTCAAGAAAATGGAAACTAAAACAGTTACTTCATTTGGAGATGATGATGATTTGGATATTCCAAAGAGAGCAGCTTCTGACTTCAGCCTAGACTAAATAGTTATAGGGGAGTTGGAAACAGCTCCCCTTTTCTATTAAATTTACAGCTATGATTTCAACAAGTAAGCTTATTACATCTGTCTCAGATGTACCAAGAGAATGGGTATTTGAATATTATCTGAATCTAAAAGAAAAACTCACCGGCCAAGATGTAAAGATGCTATCGGCATTTAATTCTAAAGACAAAGTACCTTCTATGTTTGTGTACTTTGATACATCTACAGGAAAGTATAAGTTTAAGGATTTTTCCTCTGGGCACCAAGGCAGTCATGTTGATTTAGTTAGGTACATGTATAACATAGATGCACCTGCGGCAATTGGTAAAATAATAGCTGACTATGAGAACTTTATCAAAGACAATGGTAAGCGTGAGGAAGTTGTACTGAAGATTCAGGATAGGTATAAAGTTGTTGATTATGAGATAAGACACTGGACTAACCTTGATGAGGCTTATTGGTCTCAGTATAAGATTGGATCAAAGTTACTTGAGTATTATAATGTAGCTCCTCTAGAGTTTTTCAAGATGGAGAAAGAAGAAGATGGAGAGTTGTTGTCCCATACATTTAGCCGTAAATATGTTTATGGTTATTTTAGAAAGGATGGCAGTCTTTATAAGATTTATATGCCCAAGATAACAGATAAGAAATTTATCAAGGTTCAAAATTATATTCAGGGTGGTGATCAACTGAACTACAAAAACAATAACTTAGTGATTACATCTTCTCTAAAGGACTTAATGTGTTTTGTCAAGCTTGGGTATAAGAACATTGAAGTTATTGCACCAGACAGTGAAAACAGCATGCTTACTGAACATACAGTAAAAATGTTAAAGTCTAAGTTTAAGAAGATATGTGTATTATTTGATAATGATACAGCCGGTAAAGCATCAATGCAAAAGTATCAAGATAGATATGGGTTTGAACCAATACTGCTTGATATGGAGAAGGATTTATCTGACTCTATTGCTGTGCATGGTCTGATTAAAGTTAAAGAGAAACTTGATTTACTAATCAAAAAGTTTTATGGAGGATACTAGATTAGAAAGTGATGCTCAAAGAGCAGCAGGTGATGTAGTAGATTATATTAATGACTTAATTAATATGGTTGATGATCGCGAGCAGGAAATTGTGAAGCTTTATGAAATGGTAAGTAACAAGGAAGAAGAGAATGCAGAACTTTCTAATTTATTAGAAGAAACTTTAAAAGATTTGCAAGAATCTGAAGTTGAGAGACTTGGGTTACTTCAGTTAATTAAAAGCTTTAACAATGTGGATATACAAGAGTAAAGAGTTTACTGAATATGATATACCTGAAAGTGCAGTAGGGTTTATCTATGAGATGAGTGCTATTATTGATGGTAAACTAGTAAGATATATTGGTAAGAAGAACTTCTTTGCTAATATTAAAAGACCACTAGGTAAAAAGGCGCTAGCTATGAGTACAGACAAAAGACTCAAGAAGTATAGACGTGAACTAAAACCGGACTTTATGAGGTATTATAGTAGTAATAAAATACTAAAAGATGCTCATAAGAAAGGTATAGTTATTAAACGTGAGATGCTACTCATATGTTTCAGTAATATGGATCTTACCTATCAAGAAACTAAACATCAGTTTCTGTATGAAGTCTTAGAGAAACAGGAATACCTCAACGGTAACATCTTAGGTAAATTTTACAAATCCAAATAGTTATGACAGAACTAGAAATGACAGGCCTTCTCCTTGAGTTGGCTAATGAGGGTATTACGGGTATTAAAGTACATTATGCTGGGAGTGGTGACTCCGGGTCAATTGAAGAAATTGCATATACAAAAGAAAAATTAAATAATGATGATGAAGTAGGAGCATTTGCTGATATTGCTAATCTTCATTTATATGGAGCAGAACTGAATAGCTTAGAATTATTAAGCACTAGTCTTTACTCTAGACTACAAGATTTTCTTTACCGAAATGTACTTAATGATATAGAAGACTGGTATAATAATGATGGTGGTGATGGATATGTGTATATCATGATTCCTTCAGGAAAGTATAAGATTGAGAATACTGTGTATTATACAAGTTCAGAAACTTATGTACATGAGGGAGGTTTAATTGATAATTCACTTTACTAATGGCACATCCTTGGGATCATGCAAGGTCATCCGCTAAAAAGTTTGGTGGGTCACCAGTAGATTATATTGAAATCCATAATTGGTTTGATGAAACTAAGAAATGGGTAGGGCATAGTAAGCACAGAATGTTCCGTCACCATAGTGAAGGGATATTTGAATGTGAGCAAAGATTTGGTATGACTATTACCAACTCTGATGGTAAAGATGTATATGTAAGATATATTGGTGAACAGCATGTAAAAGAGGATTGCTTTGGTTATATACCAAGTGCAAAAGAATGGGTTAAGGCTCTTGAGTCTGGTAAACCTGAAGAATGGATGATTAGAACATTAAAAATTGAAGACTGATGAAAATTGCTAAAACAGAAGTAGAGAACATTATGAATATGCTTGTGTCAAGTGACACAGACAATGGATATCTAGCTTTTAAAGCTATTGAAGCACATGATTTTGACAACAAAGAAACAGTAGGTTATCTGATTTATTTCTATAAGTTCTGTAAGTATAACATGAGTGAGTGGAAAGAGCATGCACCAAAGGCACATGAGATACTACAACGTTTGTTTAAAGTATATAAGCTTGAGTCAGCGCCTGTTACTTACTCAAGAGCATTACAGCTTATGGTTGATAATAATGTTAGTGTAGATTCAATAGAATTGTTTTTGGAGAGACATGTAAAAGATCTTACTAATAGTTTAAGCGCTCTTGGTTATCCAACAGATAAGCTAGAGCTCACCATTAAATTAAAAGAGAAATGACTAGAGAAGATAGTCTAGGTAAAGCTAGTAAAGAGTTAATGTGGAAAGAGCCCTTCTATGGGTTCTTTCTACTAATGCTAAACAAAGTATGGGACAACAAGAGAGTTCCTACTGCTGGTGTAAGTAAGAATGGTATTAATTATCAGCTTGCTATCAATGAAGACTTTTGGACTGAGTTGAGTGAAGAACACCGGATTGGTTTGTTAAAGCATGAGTTATTGCATATAGCATACTTTCATTTGAGTATGCATTTTAATTTCCCTGATAAGAAAATGGCTAATGTTGCCATGGATTAATTCCTAGTCCCGCTATACAGCAATGTATAGTTGAAAGCCTTAAATTGACGGGGAGTCCCTAAAGCTTTATCTACCAAGTATGCACAGTAATGTAGTATATGGCCAGAATAATTACCTGGGTATGGTAAAAAAGATAAAGATGTCCGAATGGGTAATCCGCAGCCAAATTTCTTTAAAATGTTTGTTTAATAGAAATTAATTAGTATATTAGTAATATGAAAAAACTAAATATATCTAATAATTCTATTGTTGATTTGTATAATACAGGTTTGTCTTGTCAAAAAATTGCAAATCAACTAAATGTTTCTGAAAGTTTTATAAGTAAAAAACTTAAAGAACTAAATGTTACTAAAAGATCTAACTCTATTTATAGGAGGAGATCTTGGAATGAAAACTTTTTTAATTCAATTACTACTGAAGAACAAGCTTATTGGCTAGGTTTTTTATATGCAGACGGTTGTGTGCATGACAAACATAATGGTCAAAAATTAATTAGTTTGGTAGTAAAAGATAAAGAAGTTATAGAAAAGTTTATAAAAGCTTTAAATGGTGATTTTGAAGTAAAGTCTTACTCTGGTGTTTATGGTGTATACTTAACTAGTAAAATTATGTTTAATGATTTATGTAAACTTGGATGCGTTCCTAAAAAATCTTTGATTCTTAAATTTCCTAAAATTAAGATTGAGCTGATATCACATTTTGTCAGAGGTTATTTTGACGGTGATGGTACAGTATTTACTTATGCAAGAAAAGGTAAAAAGAAAAATTATATTGGAATTTCTGTTGGTATATGTGGTACAAAAGAAATGTTGCATTGTATAGCAATTGATGCTCCAATTAATTTACCTAAAAAAGATAAAAGAAAACAAAGTAATATTTGGTATTCTTCAATATCTGGACCAAACAAAGTATTAGATTTTTACAATTACTTGTATAAAGACGCTACTGTTTGGTTAGATAGAAAAA